CCAAACGCCTGCGACCGCATCATGATCGCCGAGGCTTTGGTGATTCCCAACTCGTCCGCCACCAGCTCGATAGACTCGCCGTCAATCAGCGTTCGGATGGCCACCCTGGCCTTTCGCTCGGAGAGGCGGCGATGCGCGAATGTTCGCAGCGCCTGAATGTCACCGCGGCGCAATCGAACGTCGCGCACTGGTGATCGGCTCGGCTGGTCATCGGTCGTGAGCATCCCTTCCTCCACCGGTACCACGTCGCCTCCGCTCACCGCTCGCAGTCCCACGAGCCGGCCACTCACCGGAGCAACGATCCGGCAGAGGTAGTCGATCATCGCATAACGAGCGCGGGCCCAGGGGAACCGCTTCGCCGCGACGTACGCCAGATACCCCTCACTGACGAGGTCCTCGTGCGTGATCCCGCATGGCATCGAACCGTCAGGCCAGTACTGGCGTTTGACGGTTGAAGCGATGCGTCCGAGCTGGTCAAGGTTGGGCGTATCCATGTGTCAATGCGGGAGGGTCACTCCGCGCCTTGCGGTTGGTGGGCTGCCAGCCGAGCCGCCAAACAGTCGACGAAAAAGAATCCTCATGAACCCGGGCCACGGACCGTCCCCAACCTGACCACTCGAATTGTTAAGCGCGAAACTCTCTCCCGCGTGGGAGACGCAGACGCCCTTGGGGAAGGCTGAACGAGACCGTCACCGGGGGTGTCACCTCGATGGTGATACTGATGCCATGCGACCGGAGCACCGGGCGGCATCGCGCCGCGGCGTCCGGCTCATACGTGATGTCCACGCTGTCGGCCGTTCTGCGCCTGGCGATGAGGACCGGCGTCGCCAGGCCGACCGTATTCGGCGCGGCGTCCGTGCTAAAGATCGCGCAGGCGATCAGGCTGTCCGCGACGGTGCGCGAACTCTGGATCACGCGGACGGCGGCGACCGTTAGGCTGTCCACCTGAAGGGTCCGCACCACTTCGCGCCGTGGCTCACACAGGTCGCCGATGCAGAACGGTCCCATCTGCACGGTGGCTGGGGATTCGTTCGCCAGTCCGATCCGGTGCGCGAGGTGCGCCGCACCGACGCCGATCATCCCACCCACGAAGACGATGGCCGGGGTCGCGAGGAGGATGGCGACTAGCAGGCCGAGGACCAGCAGGACCTTACGCGTCATGGCTCCCTCCGCCACACGGAGGGCCACCACGCCGGCACTCCCTCGGCCGGGCCAAACATGTTGAGCTTGATCACCGTCCACTCGACCGGGTGCAGCGGGATCGTGAGGTCCTGCCGGCACAGCGTGCGGAGCGCGGCGCCCGTCTCCAGTCGCGGCGTGAGGCTCACGCTATCGGTGGATCCGTCCGTCGCCTTGATCGGGGTCGCGCCCACGGCGCGATCGCCCAGCAGGAATGAGCTGTCCGCCCGCATGATCGAGGCGCAGAGGATCGTCGGACCGCTCGCCACGTAGTTCGCGTGTCCGCTCGGCCAGAGGATCTTCGTGAACCAGTCGAAGGCAACCGCGATGTTCGCGACCGGCGCCGGACCCACCGGTGGCCCGCGCATGATGACGGTCCTCGCGGCGGTCGCGCCGGTGGCGTTCCAGCGCGCGGTGATCGTGACCGAGCCACTTCTCTGCGGCGAGTGCACCTCAAAGTCCGTGGCGTTGTTGCGCTTCTCCGTCACGAACCCGGTGTCCCCGGAGACCAGGAACGTCACGTTGCTCGTCGTGATCTCCTGCGCGATGCCGGCCGAGTTCATGACCGAGACCTTCACGACCGTCCAGTGATGGCAGACGCCACCCGTGATGCACGCGTCGTCGTTGGGGATGTACGAGATCGTGTCACGCGGCGCGGCCGTGAGCCCGATCATGTACGTCGCTTGCGGGGTGCGGAAATACCGGTCAGCGCTCTGAGGCGACTGCTGCGTCGCGTTCACGGCCGTCACGTCCCAGCGATACCCGGTGGCCATGGCCAGAATGTTCGCCGGCACCGTGAACGAGGTTCCGCTCTGCGGCGCGCCGACACCCGTCGGACTCGGATACACGATGGCGCCCGTGTTGCCGTTGCGAATCGCCAGCACATATCCCGTCGCGCCGGTCACGGCGTTCCACGTGAAGTTGGACGGCGTGAGGTACGGCACTTCGGGACCGGGTGGTGTCGTCGCTCCAGGGCCGATGGTGATCGGAGCCGCCAACGGTGCCGGTGGTGGTGGAGGAGGAGGTGGTGGCGGAGTCGTGATCGGATGTGCGGAGAGGTGCTGGCTTTCGAGCGCGTTAATCCGATCGCGAAAGCGGCGGAGGTGGCCATCGCGCGCGTCTTGCCGTTTTCCCGTGCAGGTGCCACTGCTCGTCATCCGGCCGCCGCGGCAGCTCTCCCACCACAGCGAGTCGGTGTAGACCTTCACCGCGCGCAGGTGCGTCGAATCCGCCGGGGCCTGGGCAAATCCCAACCTGGTAGCAATTAGTAGCCCGATGGTACCGAGCGCCGCATAGATGGCTCTGGTCATTCGGTACCTCCCGGGTTCGTGTCCCGCTCCGTGGCGCGCAGCATCGCGTTGATGAGGTCGATCTCCAGCAGCGCGATGCGGAAGCGAATGAGCGCGGCGTCGCGGACAGCCACATCACTGTTCTCTGACTCCACCTGTGCCGCGTCACGCTCCTCGCTCAACGCGTCGCGCCTGGCAAGCAATGGCTGTCGGGCGGCATTGTAGGCCGTGAGATCGCCGAGCTGCGTGTCTGTTAGCGAATCCTCCTGTGGCCATATCAAGCAGAGGGACTCGATCAATTGCGCCGTCTCCTCGTCAGGCGCGTAGATGGCCAGCGTAGTGCCATCGCGTTCGCATTGCATTGGTTAAGCACCTCGTTTCAGGAGTTGGATCGCGTCGGCGCCGTACTTCACCGCGGCCGCGCCCAGGACCGCGCCCCCGACGAACGCGACCTTCCGCGTCACACAGGGGATGAGCTTCCACGGTCCCCAGCCACAGCGATCGCTCCCGGCTTCGACGCCGGCGGTGATCACGGGTTGGCGCGTGTCCTCGCGGGCCAGGTGCGCGGTCACCGAGTCGATCGCCGTCAGGATCCGCTTCTTCTGCTCGCGCTCGATCGAGTCGGACCGCGCGCGCAGGAAGCCGACGCTATCGGCCAGGATTGACCGGGCCGCATCCGCAAGCGCGGCCGCGTTCACTGCGCCGGTGGCGGCATCGATCGACGCTTCCAACCGAGCGCGCGGGACCATCGACGCAGTGTCTCTGGCGTGCTGACGTCGTACATCCGCGAGCTGCTCGGTCGCGCGATCGCGAATCGTGCGCGCCTGACCTGCGATGACAGCCGACCTTTCCGTCAGTGTGGCTATTGAATCGGCGTACCCTTTCACCTGCAGGTCGCCGAGTTCCCGCAGCATTCGTTCCTGTCGCAACTGGCTGCGCACCGCGTCGCGTTCCTCGCGCGACACCGCCAGCGAGTCGAGCGCGTCCCGCCTCAGTTGGCGATCGTCAGCGCTCGCCCCGCACTGGTACATGGAGAGCAGGACGGCCATGACGCCGATGATCGTGAAGACGATCTCGCGCCGCGTCATGCGTCCCTCCACACACCGGCCGTCAGCCACCCGTGATACAGGGCTTGTGTCGCGTCCTTGATGAGGATCGATGGCCAAACGGTGATCGTTCCGCCTGGATGTTCAGTGACCTGGTGTGCCTTCAGGTTCGCCACGTGGCCGTTGGGCGTGCACGCCCACCACTGGTCACCGTGGTACATGAACTCGCCCGAGCTGAGAACTTCAGGCCCGCCGCCGGCGGAGACGGTCCACACGCGTTCGCCCTTCACGCTGCCTCGTGGAGGAAGATCGGCCCATCGAGATTGACCGAATCATCCAGGAGCGCGCTATTGACGAAGTGCCCGGGCGCACACCGGAAGGCGAGCATCCGCGGGATGGGCTCGAGCTCGAGCGCGCGGAGTCCGAGCAGCGCGAACTTCGAGCAGTTGAAGCGAAGGCGTTGCCGGCGTCCTTCCCGATCGCCCACGAACCCGCGCACGATCGGCACGAACCGGAGGACGCTCCACCAATCGAAGCCCGCGCCGAGCCGCGCCTCACACCACAGTGCCAAGCGGATCGCGCGCATCGCGCCAACGCCCTTCACCGGGAACCAATCGGTTCCGCCTGGCGCATGATCGGCGGCCATCGACCCCGCGACCCCGGTCCCCCACGAGGCCTCGTAGACCAGGTCGGACGGCGCCGCCGTGCCGATGCGCACCTTGACGTGCCAGTACTTCGAGCGCGTCGTCACTTTGATGCGACGCGGCAGCAATCCGCGGCCGTGTGAGAGCCCGACCCACCCCTTGAGCCGCGTGGGATCCATCTCCGCGAGCAGCAGTTGCGTCACGCGCATATCCGGCGTGGTGCGCTTCTTCACGCCGGCAGCTCCATCCAGGCGATGAACTGGTACTTCGTCGCGTCGGGTCGCTGCGTGCGCGGGTCCTTGTCCTCACCGCGCGTGAGCGCGTAGAACCCGTCGCCGTTGGCACTGCCATCGTCGTTGGAGTTTCCCTCGAGCGTGTTGAACGCACGCGCCCCGTACTCCGGCGCCAAGCTGTCGACGAAGCCGGTGTGGTAGGCGTCGACGTCGGACCGCATGCAGAGGAAGACGTACCCGGGCGCTGGATTCGGCCGGAGGATCCCGTGCTGGCGTGCAAACTCGAGGAGGACGTCGCAGCTCCGCGTCTTCGGGAGTGGCCACCGGGCGCCGAGCATCAGCCGACCGACGTAGTACACGACGCTTGCGCACCACGCTTCTGGTGGCGTCCCGCCCGCGAACCGGATGATGGCCTCCACGAACCGGCCCATGTTCTGGGAGGCCTCGCGGATCGGGAGGAGCATGCGCGCCGCGCGTCGCACGACGGTGCTGGGATCCAGGACCGCGGGCGCGAGCGGATCGGCAACGACGAACGGCATCGGCTATGGCTGCCCTTCGGGCAACACTGGCGCTGGCGGCGTCGCCTGTTCGCGCGCCGCGGCTTCGGCGGCGATCACCTCGGGGTCCGAGGTCGCGCGCTTTCCGAGGAGCACGCCGCCATCGACCACCGCCCACGCGGTGAGGAAGGTGAGCCAGGTGCCGAAATCCGGCAGCGACTCCGTCTCGCTCGTGAGGAACAGATAGCGAATCGCGGTCAGCACAAACGCAATCAGCGTCAGGCAGATCCGCAGCTGCGTCGTCGGCAGGGCCACGAGCCAGGCGTATCGCACCTTCGGACTCATCGGAGCCCTCGGCGCCACTCGAGGATGACCTGGTTACACTCGGGTGGCACCGCGGCGGGGTCATTGCGCCGCGTGAACGTGCAAATCAGGTACGTCGAGAGCTTCTGGTTATCGGCGAGGTCATCGACGCGATCCGTTAGCGAAAGATCCGTCGCGCGGAGCTGCAGGTGCTCGATGCGTCCCAAGCTGTCGACCTGCGTGACGCGACCGTCCACGCGGCGCACATCGCGCGCGACCGGGCCGAGGGCTTGCGCGCTGATCCAACTCGCGCCGCTGGAAAGGACGATGGCGAACCCAAACAGCCATCGCTCGCGCTGAAAGCCACGCCAGATGCGCTTCAGCGTGATCTCGTCGCTGCGTCGACCATCCGCGGCGATGTCGCCGCGGGTCGGGCGTTCGCCCGTTGACGACGACGCGTTAGGTGCGTCGTCCATATCGCCACTCAGCCGCAAGCACGAGACCGGTCCTCGGTATCGGATGGGTGGCCGCAGCGACCCGGCTGAGTGGCGGCCTATTGAACTGCACGGAGCTTAAGACCTTCGATGCTTCTGCGCTACGTCATGGGTTGTCTCACGATTCCAAAACCGTCCGGCTACCGCTCCTTCGCTTGAAGAAAGCCCGCCAGCACCTGAACCGTATGGTCGCCGCTGTTCGAGCTTCTGGCGCCCTGGATCTGCAAGACACCAGCCGCCGACAGAACCACGATTCCCTTGAACCGCGCGATCCGGATCGCGGCGCCGCTGGCGGCGGTCGGGGCCGTCACCATTCCGCCAGAGGAAGAGACCGCACCACGCCACATGGTGTCGTCGCCTGCATCGCCTGACGGGATCTCAAACTCCACTACCCCGAACGCGAAGTTCGTGCAGGTGAAGCCTAACGCCAATCCAACAGACGGGTCAGCCGAGGTAAAACCGACCCACCCTTCGACATCATACAGCTCGTCCTCGAGGTCCAAGGCGAGGTCCGTGATGTCAGCCGGTGTGGTCGTGGAATCAAAGTCCTGCGGAGCGTCCGCCTCAGCGGTGAGTGGAGGATCGTCTCCATCGGTGATTTCCCACCGGCTGTGCGTGTGCGGCATCGGATCGTGGGCGGTGGTATCGTCCGACTGCCCGACCGCGACCACGAGCTTCTGGCTGAAACACTCCACATCGGCCGCATCCTCGGTCTCGAAGTAGAGACCCGCGTGACCGACATCGTACACGCTAATCTCGTCGTCGAAGGCGAAGACCGGGAACCAATCATGAAAGAGGCCGACCATCAGCCGGTTCTTCAGGATGCGGAACTCGAGGTTCCACTCCTCGCCGGTCGGCCATCCTGTGCGGATGGTTTCCCACTTGAGGTCGGTGTACACGCCGGCCACGATCTTGAAGATGCCCAGTTCCACGTCGCCGCCCGGCGCGAAGTAGAGCGCCGCGACGTAGTACGTCGTCGCGGCGGGAGCGGCCGAGAGGATGAGTCCAGCCCCGATGTACCCGCCTGTCGGCGCCGCGTGGTACCGGACGACCGTGCGAGCCACCTTGTGTGCTTTCGCATTGCCGACCGCATTGCGGTACACACACAGCCCGACGTCGTCCGCCCGCACCCCGAGACCATCGTCCGCGCCGACAATGTCGCCGGCGACGCCGGTCTGCTTCACCCACGTCCCACCCAGCGTCGCCGTCCGCGTCGTGAGGTTGGCGCCGGCCGCGAGCGCGAGGGTATCGCGCAGGAAGGCTGAGTCAATGACCCGCGTCACGCCTAACGTGTCGGCATAGGCCGTGGTCGCGATTTTGGTCGAGTTGTCTCCCTGGCTCTGCGTCGGTGCCGTCGGGTTGCCCGTGAGCGCAGGCGAGGCGAGCGGCGCCTTGAGTGCCAGCGCCGTCGTCATGGTCGCGGCGAAGTTGGCGTCGTCCCCGAACGCAGCGGCCAATTCGTCAAGCGTATCGAGCGCGCCGGGAGCCGCCGCAATCAAGGCTGCGTTGGCGGCAGCGACGAACGCGGTGGATGCTGCCTGCGTCGTGTTGGTCCCCGGTGCTGCGGTCGGGACGGTCGGTGTTCCTGTCAGGGCTGGTGACGCCAGCGCCGCCTTCGCGTCGAGCGCGGCCTGTAAGCCCGTCGTGCTGGCGATCGCGTGGACGCCGGTGCCAGCCGCATGTGCCGCGATCGCCGCCGCGTCCAGCGCGCTCAATCCCGGAATCTGTTCGAGCATCACGAGGCTCGGGCTCATGCCCCGATCTTCGTAAGCAGCGATGCTGGTGATCACCACGTCGCCTTCGTCCGTGTCATCCACCAGCGTGCTGATGATCCCGGTCTTTCCTGCTGTGAGCGTCGCAATGCCCGTCATCGCCGCCGCCCGCACACCGGCTACGATCAGGATGGCGTTCGCGCCGATCAGTCGCAGTTCGATGTCATACGTCTGGCCTGCGGTCGGCGCGGTGATGGGTGAACTCGCTGCACCACCAGCCACCACACCAGCAACGACCGAGAAGACGTTCCACGTCCACTGGTTCGCGCTCTGGTCGAAGTTGAGCGTCCCACCAACAAAGGTGTTCGCGCCAGACTGTGACCGTCCGACCACGCCGAGCGCGACATCATTGTCGGTCGGGATCGCGTTGACCTTGATCTGCGCCTGTATCTGCCCATCGGCTACGGTCGGCAAGGCGGCGTTCTCGTACAACGCACTCCCAACCCCTTCGGCTCGCACGCTCAATCCATCCGCCGCACCGACCAGATCCGCCGTATACCCGGACTTCTTCGCCCATGCACCACCCGACTCAGGCACTCTTGTCGTTAGGTTCGCGGTCGACACTAACGACAAGGAATCGCTGAGATAGCCACCTCGGCTCAGGTATCGCGCATCGCCAATAGCGAGTGTCGGGATACTCGTCGAGGCCGCGTCGCCAATCGCCCGCTTCGTGAAGGTGTCCGGGCCGGTCTGCTCCAACAAGCCATGCGACGCATCCAGGGCGGCCATCGCGGTGAGCGTGGCATCCAGCGCCTGCTTCGCGGCGAGATCGGTCACGAGGTTCGTCACCTGCGACTCGGCCACCGTCACCGGATCGGCACCTGCCACCGCGTGCTGTGATGCGTGAGCGGTCGTGGCGGCTGGAAGCTGCCCAGCCGGAACCTTGCCCGCGCCATCGAGTGAGGCAACCCCGTTCGGCTGACCTCGATGCTTCAACAGCGTCAGGATCGTATCGAGAAGAGCCATCGTTAGGGTCCGGAAATGTCAACCGTTCCGTCCGCGTTTTGCACCAGACGGTGAATCAGCGTTGCTACATCGACAATACCGAAGGTGGCGCTGCCGAGCGCGTCCACCCATGCATCATGCGGCTCCGCGACCGCCGTCGCATACGCGCCACCACCAATGTCTTGCACGGTTAGTCCACCCTGCCAGCCGCTCATCATCGCGAGGATCATCGTGCGCCCTGGGGCAAAGACACTCATGTCAGAGACTCCCCGGGACGAGGTCGAAATCCGGCATCTCGATCCACGCTGCGAAATTGTAGGGCGGCGACGGTCCGTCAGGAGGGTTCGTGTCCGTGCCATCGAAGGGGAACTCGGTTATAAACCCGAGCGTGTCCTCCTGGCTCGTGAGGTGCACCTCGACGACGATGCGATCACCGAGCACGATCGCGAGATTGTCTCGGACGTCGATCGGCAAGGGCGACCCCGCCGAAGGGCCGGCGTCCGCGCTGGTGGCGGCGACGGCCGTCGTCGTCGCCGTGTACTGGCGCACGATCCCGACGCCGGGCCGAAACTGGAAGATCCAGGCCGACGTCCACGCATTTCCTAACGATGGGTGCCCGCGGACCGTCCGGCGATGCAGGAGGGCCACGAACCGCCGGATGTTTTGCGTCCGGAGTGCTGGCGTCGAGAAGCGCCCAACCGTCGACGCAAAGTTCGGCGGGGTCGCCCCGCTCGGGGCCGCGATCAGTCGCGCCGACGTCGCCGAGGTGGCGATGGCGCGCTTGAGCTGGTAGATCGTCGTCAGCGGCGTGATCGCGCTCGAGGATCCGGAATGGTGCAGCAGGGTCCCCGCCCCGCTCGCGGCCGTTCGGGGATTCTCTCCGTTGGGATTCATTACCGTGACGCTACCGATGGCCTGCGCCCCTTCCGCCATGGACGAGAGGTTCGCGCTGCTCGCGAGGTGGCGCAGGTACCACGGCACGAGCAGGGCCACGGGGACGCCCGTGCGCCCGAACTCGAGCCCGACGTACCCGAAGGCGCCGTCCGTGACGCCATCGCCGCCGCGCACCGCGATGCCCCAGCACACGTCCGCACGCGCCGCGGTCGCCAGGTCGCGGAAGCCGCCGGCCTGCGGGCCGGTCAGGTTCATCGGCACGACCGGATCGTCCGCGAGCGCGCCGATCTGATCATCGGTCAGTCCGGCGATCTTCCAGGACGCCGCGTCCCACGGCGTTGCGGAGTAGATCGCCACGAACTCGGCGCCGTCCAGGGTCGCGGTCGTCGTGTGGATCACGCACCGCACCGCATCGAACGCGGTGGCATCAAACCAGCGCGCCACGTCGACGAACACGCGCGTGAACGCAGCTGGGACGTTCGTGAGCGGGATCGGGTTCGTGTGATCGGAGTGGAACGCCAGCGGCACGTTCCCGATAAACGAGTCCGCGCCAAACGCCAGCTCCTTCGCCGAGCGGCCGTAGAACTCCTTGACGGGCGGCTTGGCGCTCATGCGACGTAGACTCCCCCGGCCCAATACTCAACGGCCGACGTGGCGATAATCTGGTCGAATGAGTTCCGCGCGTGCGCGCGATAGTACGCATCCTCGTCCGGGTCGCCGCCCGTCCAGCGGCCATTCAGGACCGCGCCTGACGAGTTGACTTCGGCCCAGCCGCTCACGCCGTCCGCTGACTTTTCGATCGTGACCTCGATCGCCTGCGCGTTGTCACAGTCCCACGCGATCACGAGCTGCGGCAAGCCACTCGCGTCGTTCTGGACGCTGATGGTCAACACGGGCGGCGTGGTATCCGGGCCCCCCGGCGGTCCGATCCCGGCAAAGAACACAGGCACGGAGTGCAACCGCAGGGTGTCGTTGGCGTTCACGGCCTCGAGTCGGAACCACGCGGGCACGGCCGAGTTGTAGAGGAAGAAGTCGGACGGCGAGGGATTCGAGAAGCTGGGGATGGTCACCCAGGCGCTGACCCCATCGGCCGAGGCCTGCAACCGCATGGCGCTGAACCACGAGATGTTCGAGTCGTAGTCAATCCGCATATGCGGGACGCCGAGCAGCAGTTGCACGGTGGGGCTGCCGGGCAGGATGATCGGCGGCGCATTGGGCACCGGCCCCGGGAGATTGCGCCACGCCACCGGCGCGCTCCACGCGAGGTCGCCGTTCACGACGTCTTCCGCGCGGAGCTGGTAGTGCGCGTCCGCGAGGTTCGCATACTCGAACTCGCCGATTAGCGTCGTGCTGGAATCGACGTCGGTATAGGTGATCCCGTCGGGGCTTCGCATCAGCACGACGTGATGCGCGAGGGCGACCGTGCACTGGTATTCGAGCCGCACCTTGTCGCCGGCGGCGTTGAGATACGGGGACCCGTTCACGAAGCGCAGCGCAGCGGCCGGTGGCGGTGGCTTCACCTTGACCTGCGTGAAGAACCGTTCGACGCTGAACGCCTGGATGCTGTCGTCCGCGTTCGCGACTCGCCAGCGGTACCAATTCGGGTGCCCGCTCGCGTGAACCATCTCGCCCGACACCGCGGTCGTGTTCAGCGGTCCGACAATATCGACCCACGGGTTGGCGCCGTCCGGTGAGACTTGCAGCGCCACCTTGGTCGCCCAGGCGCAGTTGTGGATGTACTGGGCCCGTACATGCACGTTGTTGAACGTTCCACCCACGCGGACCGCGTCCGGGGTCGGATCGATCCAGACGACGGTATCGGCAGCTGGGGTCCCGGGTGGGACCGGAGGCGTCGGTGTGCTGGTCGAGAAGCGGGCGCCGGTGACGCCGCGCGTCCAGATGAAGGCGTCGTAGGTGTGCGTCAGCGACAGGTCGAGGTCTTTGTCGAGGAACGTCCACTGGCTCGTCGACTGATATCCGATGTAGATGGGCACGAGGACCATCCCGTTCCGCATGATGCAGAGATAGGACGGATGGTTGGGGTCGAGCGTGCCGACGTCGACGACGATCGTGTTCTGACCGAACGAGGTGGCGGTCGGGGTCGCCGTGACCGAGAGCCCGGTCACCACGCCGTCGACGATTGGCGCGATGTCCTTGGCTTGGACCGCTGCGCTGATGAACTCCGGCCCGGCCGCCCCGGCCCAATTGTAGCCGATTGCGCGGATGCGCTTCCACCACAGCGGCCGCGTCGCGAACCCGACGAACGTATACCAATCCTGCAGCGAGGGCGACGGCTTGCTCTTGGAGACGACGATGGAGTTGAGGTTGCCGCCCGTCGATCGCACGAGGCCGGCGAGGGTCGAGGGGTTGCGCGCGATCTCCTGCAGCCGACCGGGCGGGCGATAGAGTCGCCACGCGTGCGTGACCACGGAGACTTCAGGCACCCCGACCGGCGTGAACTCGAGTTCCTCCACGTAATAGTCGACGAACTGCGTGTTGGGCTCGAAGCCCGTCGGCAGCCAGAGCATCCCGTCGCCGGAGACGCCGCCCCAGACGGACTCTTCGCCGTGCAGCGCGCCGAACCCTGGCGCCGGCAGGACGGATCCATCGGGCGCGCGGCCGGCCTTTCGGATCCAGTCGTTGTACGCCCCGGCCGGCTTGCCACGAGTGCGGAACGTGACGAGGCCATGCCCGTCCTGCCATGTGCGGATGATCTCGACGATGGCGAACGCCTGATCCTCGTCGTAGTGGACACTGTTCTCGGGGAACTCGATCAGGTCGCCCAGCTCGGCGAACCAGAGGTCGAACGTCGTGATGACGTGATCGACGAACGGCGTCGACAGGTCCGTCAGCATGCCCATCGCCATCTTCAGCGCCTCGGCCGGCGTGTCGATGTTCGACGAGCTTTCCTCGCTGACCTCCATGTACTTCACGACCTTGTAGACCGCGATCGACGAATCGTCCTGCACCGTCACCGAGTCGAGCGCGTTGCCCTTGAGCCGGTTCTTGAATCCGACCTTGATCCGGTTCCGGACGTTCAGGTCGCCGAACGACAGCTCATCCACCTTGAGATACTCGTCAGGCGGCAGCGTAAAGTCCGGCGCATAGCCCGGGTCTCCGAGGAGCGGCCGCGTCCGGTCCGGATCGTAGAGGTACGGCCGCGAGACATCGCTATCGTCGAAGAAGAACCGGATGTCCCACGCGATCTGCTGCACCAGGCCGCGCATGATGTCCCACAGGCTCCCACGCCCTAACGGGCGCTCGCGGAGCTGCCAGTCGGGTGAGGTCGGCACCTCGATCTGTGTAAGCGCGAGCGCGCCCATCGTGTTGTCCTGAATGATCTGGTGCAGCACGACTTCGAGGGCGACGCCGGTCTCACTGCCGTAGGACCGATCCTTCTCGATGATGGTGTCGAGCAGGAGCGCGGCGCCGTCCCGGGCGTTGATCCCGATCTTCGCCCCGTCGTCGGTGGCCTTCGGCGTGTCCGTGGTGCCCTCGAACGCTTTGTGCCACGGATAGGACGGCGCCGCCGCGTGCGGCGTGCCGGTTCCGACCGAGATGCGGAAGCCACGGCCGCCGAACAGAATGGGGGAGTACGTGACGCCGTCGTCGCGCCGGTTCATCGTCGAATCGGTGCGCAGCGGATGCAGCGAGAGCGCCCCGTGGTCGGCGAGGAACGTGACCTGTGCGCTCGCCGTGTTCGTGTCCACTGACTCGCGGATGGAGTAGGACTCCAGGAACGCCGTGACGTCGATCCACGTCCCGTCCTCGTTCTGGATCTCGACCTTCTTGTGTTGACTGAAGGTCCCGCTGCCTAACAGCGTGCGCTCCCCCGCGTCATGCGTCCGCATCTACAGGGTCGTGGTGAAGCGCAGGTTGTACGTGACGACGATCAACTGGCCCGCCGCGCCGACGTACTCCCACTCCACGATCTCGACCACGGCGGGAATGGCCGCGCCGCCGAACAGGTCGCCGCTGATGTTGTGGGGGAGCCCATCTCCTAACGCGAGGAAGGCGCCCGCCGTCATGAAATTGAGGGGGAGCGTCTGCCACCCCATCGCGTCGGCGTACTGGTCGCGCGAGACCGCGCGGAGGTTGCCGGCGAACGCCCTGGCGATGTGGCCGACGTTCCTGACCTGAATCCGGGCGCTCCGGCTCTGCACGTATTCCGCGTTGCCATCAATCGTCATGAAGGCCATGACGTCCTCAGTTGTCGAAGGACGACGACGCCGGCAACATCGGCGACACCGTGCTGCGGCGCCGCTTCGCGATCTCCTTGATTTCGTCGAACAGCTGTTCGCCCGACTTATTCGCGCCGTTGATGCTGATGGGACCGAAGTAGTTCGAGGTCGTCATCTGCACGGGTGGCGGTGTCGTGGTGGTCGTGGGCGCTGGCAGCAGCGGCGCGCGGATCACGTGCGGGTTCGCCACCACGTCGGCCCGCGTCCCGTCGAAGGTGTGACCGAGCCGCACGGCCTCGGCGGCCGCGCCCCGCAACGCCTCGATGAACTGTTCCGTCGCGGCCGGCACCAACCGGCTCTGCACGTCCAGGACGCCCACGAACCGCGCGGCCTCCGCCCCCATCAGCTCCGTGATGCGTTGGATATCCCGGCCTTGTGCATCGAGAAACCCCGCGGCGTCGCTCGTCGCGCCACGGATCGCGTCGGCGATCACCCGGGCCTCGGCGTCGAGGAACTGGACGGTCTGCGTCGACGTGGCACCTAACGCGTCCGCGATCAACCGCGCCTGCGCGGGCAGGACGCGCGCGGACGCGTCGAGGACCTCGCCGAACCGGATGACGACCAACCCCGTGCCTCGCACGGCGTCGTCGAGCGCCGCCAGCGAGGCCGGGATCAACCGGCCCTGTTGCACGTCTGCCGGCGACAGCGTCTGGGTGACGGTCGGCGGGGTCGGCACCGGCGCCCGCACCACGTTCGGATTGAGCGTCAGCGTCACCGGGCTGGTGGCCTCGAAGCGATGGCGCGCGATTTTGAAGCCGGCCGGCACGTTGAGCAGCTCGCTCGTCACGGCGCTGGTCGCGTCCGCCATCGCGTCCATGCCGTCCAGCCAGGTGCGGATGATGTCCCGAACTTCCGTCGGCGCCAGGTCCTTGAACAACTCCGGATCCACCTTCCCACCGAGCCACGCGGTCAGGAACTCGTCGATCGCCTTCCGCACCTCGGCGGGCGCGCCGAAGTCGATGTTCGCGAAGAACTGCTTGAACAGATCCGGCGCGAACTGCTGGAACAGGTTCTTCGCGTCTGAGATCTGCTGCTGGCCCGTGTCCGCGATGCCGCGCGCGCGGTTCAGCAGCCCCTGCGCCTCACGCGCCTCCTCGAACGTGTCGCCGAACTTCACCGCCTCCGCGGCCGCGAGCCGGAGCTGTGCGGCGAACTGTGCCATCGCCTGCGGAATCAACCGGCCCTCGGAATCGAGGATGTCGATACCGGACTGCTTCGCGATGGCCGCCAGCTCGGTCATGTCGAGGCCGAGTCGGTTCATCTCGGACATGAGGAACGCGAACGATGTCTTGACCTCCGTGAAGTCGATCCGGCCGAGGAAATCCACCTCGGGTCGCGCTCGAGCAAAACGGTCGATCGCCGGCTGTAACGATTCGACGTTTGTCGCCAGGTCGAGGCGCTTCCCGATCGTGTTCGCGAACCCGCTCAACTCCACGCGCAACCGCGCCAGCTCCTCGTTGTTCGACCGGAGGATCCGGTTCCGTTCCTCCTCCTGCGGTGACGTCCCGATGACGCCCAGGCCCTGCAGGATGCTCCCGACGCCACCGATCAATCCGAGCGCGCCCGAGATCTTTGCGAAGGCTCCCGGCATTTGTAGCGAGGCCACCGCGTCGCCCAGTTGCAGCACCCCGTCAAGCGCCTTCCGCGCATTATCGCCGATGAGCCCCAGGTTGTCCGCGGTCTGCAACAGCCCGCGACCAGCGGTCGTGATCTGCCGGAGGTTCTCGGCCAAGCCCGACGCCGAGTCCTCGCCTTTCTTCAGGCCCTCGGTGATCCGCTTGATCTCGGCCATGATCGCGGCGTGCTGCGCGAAGTTGCCGTTCGCCAGCGCGATAGCGGCCGAGACACTGAGCGCGTATTGCTGCACCGCTTTCTCGGCGCGCTTCAGGTTCTTCTCCGCTTCCTTGATGGCCTTCGCATCGCCGCCGAGCTTCGCCAGATCCAGCTCGCCCTCGAACGACGCGACGCGCTTGACGGCGGCCTCGAAATTCCGGAGGTCGAAGTCACCGGTAAACAACTTCAGGGACACCGGCACTTCGATGTTCGGCAGGTCCTTCACGAACCGCATGACCGCCATCGGTCCGCCGCCTAACACGGGGACGACGGGAATGAAGAACCGCTCCACCTTGGCCACGTCGTCGACCGCGTCACGGACCTGGACGGGATCGAGCTTCGCCTTGATAAACAGGAACCGCCGGAGGCGCATCAGCGACTGCAGCTCGTCGATCCCCTCCATCGACGTGAGCATGTCCCGCATGGCCACCGCGGCCTCGCCGGTCTTGTCCTTCTCCTCGCCCAGGCGCTTCGAGATCCGGTCGTGCAATGCGAGGAGTTCGATCCCGACCTTGCGCTGCTGCACGTAGACGTCGCCGAGTTCTTTCGGGCTCAGTGCCCTCGCCAACACCCCCGCCGAGCTGGCGCTCTCCTGGATCGCCCGGGTGAGCTGCTTGGCGGTGGCCACCGTGTTCTCGACGCTGTTCTTCAGCTTCTCGAAGTCTTCCTTCGCGAGCGTCGCGTCGCTCTTGCCTTCGACGCGGATCGGCTTCGGTAACTCCTTCGGGAGCTGTACCTTTCCGAGTTCGCCCATCGTCCGCAGCAGCGCCGTCTGCTGTTGGAGCAGTGTGTTGCGTTCTTTCTCCAAGTCGACGATGGCGCGCCGCTGTTTGAGGACGCCGCCGGGATCTTCCTGTGCGAACGGGCGCAGCAGCCCGCGCCGTACGTCGGCCAGTTCCCGATTCACCGTGTTCAAGCCACGCGTGAACTCCAGCGCGCCGGTCGTCTGGTTCCGGAACAGTTCGCCGGTCTCGAGCTTCTGCAGCTCGAACTCCAGCCCCTTCACGTTGACGGCCTTCACCATGTCCAGCACGCGCGCCTCGAACTCCTCCGAAGTCTTCTTCACTTCGTCGCGCGACTTGTTGAACATGTCGATGATCGCCGCCGTCGCGGCCGCGACGCCGGAGACGATCAGCCCCTTCGGCCCGAAAAACGCGGCGAAGCTCGCGACACTCCGCAGCGCGGTGCGCAATCCCCCTTCCGCGGCCAGGCCACCGCGCGCGATCGCCTCGAGGCCGAAGCCCACGGCGATCGCCGCGCCGGACGCCTTCCGGCCCAACTGGGTGAACTCGCCGGTCTGCTTGTTGATGAACGCGAACGACCGCGTCGCTCCGTCCGTCTTCGCACGGACCTTATCGAGGGCGACGGCCGTGCCCGCGGCGCCAGCGGTGGCCGAGGAGAAGTCCGCCGTCGCGGTCGGCCGACTCGCCGCGGTGACCGCGACGAACTCCTTGCGGATACGCACCAGCTCGCGCTCAAGGGCGATGCGCCGTTCCAGCGGGACGTTGCTGGTCGCCAGCTCGCGCGACACCTCCGCGTAGATCGTCCGGAGCCGGGTCAGGGACTCAGCCTGCGTGGTCACGTGCCGCGCACCTTCGGTCAGCAGACCGATTTGCGATCGCAGGGCGGCGTCCATCTGCGCCAGGCCCTTCGCTTCTTCGGACAGCTTGTGGATGACCGCCGCGGCAATCTCCATCGCCTCGACTTCCTGCAGCAGCGTATCCGTGCCGAGGTGCTTGAATTGATTACTGCTGGCGTCGAACACCACACCTAACGCCTGCATCTCGCGATGAACGTCCGCGATGGCGACGCCCATCGATCGCAGCGCGACGACCGACGCTCGGGTTTCGTTCCCGATGTCGGGCAGATGGAACTTCGTGAACGCGCCGCCCGGGTTCAGCGCGCGGAACTCAGCGCCGAACCGTTGGACCTCCTGCGCGCTGCCGCGCAGGCCACGAGTCAGCTCGGCGCCGTCGTAGCCTGCGCGGACAATGAGCGAGGCCGCGTCCATCCGTTACACCACGCCGGCGAGGTCGGCGTTCTTCGGATCGTGGTACCAGTTTCGCATCTCGAAGAACTGGAACCAATCCGAGAACTCGCGGCTCGACATGCGCGCTTCCAGCTCGGCGACGGTCATCTTCAGCTCGAGGGCGAGCTGGAACTTGTTATAGAGCTCGGCTTCGCCGCTCCGGGTCCATCGTTTTTTTCCGTCACGTCCGCTTTCGAGAGTCCGGAGAGGCGCATCAGGTGCTTGGCGACGAAGTCCACCGGCGCCGGATCGAGGCCGTTGATGAATGGCTTCAGCTCGTCCAGGAACTTCTGATACTGCGTCCCATCCTCCGGCACGACGCCGAAGATCGGCTGGCCGTCGACGGGGTTGAAGCAGCCGTAGGCCAACAGGAGTGGATAGAAGACGTCGTAGATCGGCGTGGTGCTTTCGCCGGCGTAGCCGTCGCGCATGAGGCGCGAGCGAGCCCCGAGCATCATGCCGCGGAACTCGATCTCAATGCCCCAGGCATCGACGCGGTGGACTTCTTTCTTGATCGGGGCGGTCTTGATCTTGTCGCGCAGCGCGAGCACGCCGCCGTTGGCTGGCGCGATGGGTGTGGCGGGGGCCGCGGGTTTCGTGGAGCTGGTCATAGCGAATCTTCCTCCGGCGAGGAGTGAGGAGAGCGGCGCCGGAGTGACGCCGCCCACGGTGAGGCAGATAAAACGGGTTCGGGAACGCTCGTCGACGACTTCGCCGGGCCGCTCCGATGCGAGACGGACCATGGTCCGCCCCTACGTCCCCTCCCCCGCAAAACTCGTTGGTTACTCGACGGGACCGGTGCCGACCGCCGTGGCGGTACCGGCGGCGCTGGCCTCGAACGTCTGCAACTGCAGACCGGCCGGCGTGGCGTTCGCCGTCTTCGAGCCGATGCGCACTTCCTGCTGGTAGCCGTTGGTGCCGTCGTGCAGGACCTGCACGAACACGGTCGTGTTGTTCTGCTCGGCCGCGTGCAGGAGATCCTGCCCCGAGTCGGCGACCGACTTGTAGCCGCCGAACGCGAACGTGACTTCGCGCGGGCCTGGCACGCCGATCGACGGATCGAGGCCGAAGGCCGCGAACTGCTCGATCGTGCGGTTGGAATTGCGCCCGTACGAGTTGATGTGCGACACCGGGACGTACGTGCCACCCGCCGTCGCACAGACCTTGATGCGGAAGTTGGCACCGACATGCGTGAGGCCGACGGCCATGGAGCTATCCTCGTTTTGGTTTGGGGGATTCGGATGGCGCCGCAGCGATCGGCGTGGGATTCATCATGGTGAGGGTCGGCGAACCCTCCTGCTTCTTGCCCAGCTGGTGCGATGAGACCTGTAACTGCACTGCGCCCGCCGGCAGCGAGGGATCGCGCCCGATCGGCAGCAGGTTCGAGGGAAAGGCGGGCCGTCCCAATTCGACCGCGGGCGGCGCGGTTGGCTTGGCCTTCTTGGTTGGCTTCTTAGGCACCGGGCGCTCCAGGTGGCTGTTGAGTGTCGCGAACCTTCCCGAAGAAGTCGGCTTCCGCTTCTGAGCGTGGCGGGCCACGTCGGGTCGGATCGTTAGGGAGTGGCGACGCGGTGATCGCCTCAAGCATCGCCAGCGTCGCGGCCGCCGCCTCGGCGCAGGCGTTGATCGTCGCAGCGGCCGCCGTGATCGCCGCGACCTGTGCCTTCGCGGCGTGCAACGCGATGGCGGCTGGTGATGTCGGGCGCGCCGTGAGGGCGGGCGTTGACGGCCCAGGCACCTCCGACTCAGTGAGCTTCAGGGGCGGAGTTCTCATGCGAAACTCAGCGCCTGATAGCGCACGATGCCGTGGCGGGTGAAGCCGTCGGCGTCGAGCACGTTGCCGAGCAGCGCGCACCGCCCGACCACATGCGACATGCCGGCGATGTTCAATCGCACGTTATGCAGGAGGCGGTTGACCTCCTTGTAGATCTCATTCACCTGCTTCTGATCGGTCGGGTTCTCCGGCCGGGCGTCGTCGTCCGGCTTCGACCAGATGTGAATGACCCACGCGTTGTCGTTTCCCGGGTTGCCGAAGGCCTCGAATGCGACCTCGGTCGGGCTGTCGATCGTGAGGTATGGGAACTGCGTGCCCTCGGGCGCCTTCGTGTCGTAGATGCGATCACCGATGAGCGCCGCCAGCGCCACGTCGACATCGAGCGCCGCGTGTATCCCCAGGTAGAGGGTGTCCACGACGGAACTCATTGCAGGCCGCTCCGGATGGCACTGCGCCGCACCGCGTCGACGAGGTCCGCGACGAACATCGGCTTCGCCTCGGCGTATGCCGGAAAGAGGCACGGCTGCGCCGGTGCGAACCGGGTGCCGAATTCGGTGAACACCGGATAGAACGCGAGCCCGGCCTGGATGAACTCCGTCTCGCGCCAGCCGACTTCGAAGCTGTAGCCCTGCTCGCCGTATTCGACGTTCAGGTGATCGCGCAGAAACCCGGTGTCGACCGGCGCAAAGAAGCGGGCCAGCCCCTTCGTGAACTCGCCGCTCTCCTGAACGACGCTACGCACTTCGGTCTGCAGCGTCTCGTCGAACGCGCGGAAGTTGGCGACCATCGCCTGCGTGTTGCGCACACTCAGCTCGAGTCTCATCCGCTCACCTTCGTCGCGATCACCCGGCGGAGGAATTCGCCGGCGCGATCGATCGGGGCGACCTCGATGACCTGGAGGACGTGCGCAAACGCGACGTCGCCCGCCGCCGTGCGCGTGACCCCGGTGACCGTCAGGCGGTTCTTGCGCGTGACGTCCGCCCCGGCTTCGAACGCGACGATGTAGGCGGTCTGCGTCGTGAGCTGGGCCGCGATGAGCTGCTCCCGTTCCGCGTCACTGGCCTGCGAGAGCCGGCACGGGAGCGTGACCGTCGGCGTCCACGACGTGACGGGCGCGCGGCCACCAGGCTGCGGCGTCGTCACCGCGACCTCCACCACCGCCGAGTGCGGAAGGTTCTCCACGTTTTCGCGGCGCAGGTGCGCGAGCATGAGCGGGGCGGCGAGGTTCATCGCTAGTGCCGCAGCGATTGGAGCGTGCTCCAGCCGGAGCTCACGTCGTCTTCGTCTATCGCTGGCGCGGTGAGCTCCTCGAACGCCGCGAGCGCTTCGGCCGCCAGGTCCTTGAAGTTCTGGATCTGCGTGACCAGGAAGGATCCGCTGCCCTGGTCCTTGAGGTCGAGCGTGGACAGCGACGACGACATCCGGATGAACTGCGCGTCGAACGCGCGGTGATACGCCCACTGCTTCGTCGCGGCATCGAGGTCCGAGCCTGCGCTGAGGCCGGCGGCCGTTCCCTTGGCGACACCCTCCGCGATGTACGCGGTCAGCCGCGCATCGAAGGCGACCGAGCCCTCGTCCGGCATCAGCAGGCTGGGCTCGAGCCGCCCACCGCCCGCGACCTTGAGGTCGTTCGCGACGACGCTCATGCGTCCTCGTCCTCATCGTCGTCCTCGACCGACGTGGTCGACACCGCGGCGTCCAATGCCGCGACGAACCCGGAGCGATCGCTCTGGCCTAACGCGGCCGCGAGCGTCTCCGGTCCGCTGGTGCGTCCCAGGGCCTCGGGCCGTGTGTTTTCGTCTTCACGGCCCGAGGCGACCAGGGGAGAGGATCCCGACATGCGACGGCGTTACTCGTCGACGATCGGGTTGCCGTTGGCGTCCTGTGGCTCGCCCGCGGCATTGAGGGTGTAGCCACCCGGGCGCGTCTCATCGAGTCGACGCGCGGGCTTGGTGACATCCACCGACGTCGCGGTCGGTGCGGGAGTGGCTCCCGGTACCGCGGCCGTGCCGGTGTTGCCCACAACGGCAGCGGTACCGGTATTGTCCGTGACAGCGGCTGTTCCCGCAGGAGCCGCAGCAGCTGGCGGTGCCGATGCCGCTGGCCGTGCCCTCGAGGCGCGCGGCGCGGCCGGCTTCTTCGGTGCGGCGGGTGTGCCCTTCTTTTTGGCTGGCATAACGAGTCCTCTGGATGAGTGGACCCGTGGCGCCACGGTCGGACGCCACGGGTGATCTCCTCATGCGATGGTGCTGATCAGCGCCGAACTAGCCGCTGATCGTCGGATCCTGGTACGAGGCGTTCGAGAACTGATAGACCGCGCCGTTGCCTCGGACCTTCACGCCGAAGCCGAACTGCGCGCGGTAGTACTTCACCTGCCAGGGATACAGATCGATCTCGGCGACGGAACGGAGCCCGCGCCCACCCGCGACGCGTTCGCGGAACGCGATCGGCTTCGGCCCTTCCGTGTCGTAGCCGAACGCGTAGTTCGCGGTGCCCCACGGCTTCACCCAGATCTCGGCCGCGTCGTACGTGCCGATCGCGCGGTTATCCAGCCGCGTGATATCGACCCGCTGCCCCATCTGGTTGGCGTGGCTGCCTAACACGAACCGCGGATCCGGATACGCCTGGAATCCGGAGAGCGCCCGCCACGCGGTTTCGTCAGCCTGGGCGATGACCGCGCGGACCTTCTGGCCATAGCCATGTTCGATCAGCGTCCGAACGAACGCCGTGGCGCCGACCGTGGTCAGCGTCGCCGTGGCCAGGAAGTGCGAGTGCGTCGACCCGTCGAACACTTCGCCATACGGGCCCTCCGGCATCTCCTCGCCGTCGCCGTTCCAGAAGCGCTTCACATCGAGGTTGATGTTCGGCGCCTGCAGGTGGTCGAAGTGCGTGTAGTTCGCCGACAGGAAGATCGCGCGCTTGAGTTCCGCCTGAACCTTCTTCAGGTGCGCCTTCTCGGCGGCCTGCGTCGCCCGCGCCATTTCGGCGACCGTGTGCTGCTCCAGCCAATCGCGGGTCCAGCCGATCGCATAGTGGAACTGCTTCAGCGGAAGCCCGCGGGCCACGATGCCACCCGGGCGCTGCGTGGGCGGCCGCGTGTTCTCGTCGCCCTCGACCATTTGGCCGGCATCGCTCGTGCCCTCACCGATCAGCCGTTCGGTGGAGGGTTCGGCGATCTCATTGAGGGCGTCCGCGAGCACCGCGTTATGCGCGGCGACGTCCGCCTGCAGGACGTCGTTCACCTGCGCGAGGTCCACCTCGCCACTCGCCGCGATACTCTCGTTCGCGAGCAGGGAGGCCATGTCCATCGTGCCGGTCTTGAGCGCGCCGACGAGCGCGAACCCGACCATCCAGTCGGGGACTGTCATGGCGTGGGTCGTCGACGGCACGGCCGCGACGATCGCCACGAGGAAACCGATCACCACCAGGGGGGGGACCAGCTTCCGGAATACGGATGCGTTGATCATGGAAGTTGCGTCTCCGGTTAGGCGCGCTTGCGCACGGACAACTGCGAGTAGTCGATCGCGATGGCGATGCTGCCCGCATCCGTCTCGCGAGCGGCTTGCATCTGGAGCGTGCCGGCGGCGCTCAGGACGAGCACGCCGCGCGCGGTGGCGAGCATCTTGGTGGCGGGGGCGTCTGTCGCACCGACGCTGCCGCCGGACGCGACGATGGAACCGCTGACCGAGGCGATCGGATCATCGGTCGGGATGTTGACTTGGATCGTGGCCCTCGAGAAGCCGGCCGAAACCACGGCCCCGATGGTGAGCCCGACGGTGGTAGCCGCCGAGAGGAACGACGTCATGAAGTCGATGTCGTAGGTGCCCGCGGCCAGGGCGATGCCGATGCCGGTGAGGTTGGCGAGCGTGGCGCTCGTGATCGACTGGGTTCCCCCGATGACCACGATCTCCCCGCCTCCGACTCCACCACCGATGCCACCGAAGCCGGCGTCCGCGCGAATGTCCGTCGCGTTGATGACGGTCGCGACGCCGATCGGATCGCCCGCGCTGGGCGCCGTGTCGAGCAGGCCGGCCGTTGCCGGCGAGAGGTACAGCTTCGCGCCCGGCGTCATGCTGGTGCTGTAGCGGAACCGCGCGCCGGGACCTAACAACGTGACCGGCTGTCCGGCCTTCACGTTGGGGCGCGGATTCCATCCGTGCACCTTCGCGGCTTCGGCGCCGGCGGCCGCGCCGCTCGACTTCCACGCCTTGCCGTCGGACGCCTTGAGATAGCACGGCCCGATGCCCATGTCCTCGCCCGCGATGATGTCGCCCGAGATTTGCGGCAAGATGATCGCGTTGCTGGCATCGCTGCTGGCCGAGCTACTGCGAGTGACCAGTGTCATGAGAAGTTCTCCTGTGCCGCGTCACGCGGCGTGAGATCAGAATGCGCCTGCTACGGAGTTGCGTTTGGTTTCCTTCACTTCCTCGGCGGTCTTCTGCGTGGATCCGCCGCCCTGCCCTGAACGGGACCCCGCCCCGCGGTCCGCGTTGGTGTTCACGAACTTCGCCGGCGCCGTCTTCGCGACCTGCGCCGCGAGCAGAGCGACGGCGGCATCGTCAGTGTCGGCGTCGTACGAGTCGGTCGATCCCGGTTGCAACACGCTGATGCGGCCGTCGTCCCCGACGACAAAGCGATCGGCGTACTTCGATGCCATCACTTCCCGCGCGTATTCGGGATCGACTTTGTGCTCGGTGCTCAGCAGCGTGACCAGGCGTTCGCGAGCGCCACGGGTGAGCGCGCCTTTCAACGTCTGATCCTTCGCCGCGAGCTGCGCGTCTTTCTCCTGCAGCTTCCGCGTGTGCTTCGCGGTCAGTTCCTGTTCGACCTTCGCGACGTCGGGCGTCTTGGCCTTGAAGTCGTCGAACGCCGTCTGCAGCTCCTCGAGCTCCTGCTTCGTGGTCTCGAGCTGCCGCGTGAGGGTGGCAATGTCCCCATCCAACTGGCCCTTCTTCTTCCCCGCGCCGTACTGGACGAGTTCCTGGGCGACGTCACGCGTGTCCGCGTGTTCGCGCATTTTCTTCGCGACTTCCTTCGCTTTGTCCGGATCGCCGCCGACAAATGCGGCGATCGCGACGAGAATCTCGTCGAGAGTCATGGGATGCTTCCGTTGTTTGGGGGCGCCACACTGTGAGGAGCGGCCGTGGCGTGGCCGAGAAACTGCGGCAGGCGGCTGTGCTGCGCGGTGCGCCTGAAACCGAAGGCTGACGTTATCCTGCGCGGTACGTCAGAAACCGAGTGGCGGGGACAGGATTTGAACCTGCGACCTTCAGGTTATGAGCCTGACGAGCTACCGGACTGCTCCACCCCGCTCGGCGATACTAATGGAGTCGGTTCGTTTTTCGCAACTCGACATCGCGGTTTCCGGACTCGTGAGGCGCGCGGTTCGATCTCGATCTCGCACCAATCGCGATAGACGATCATCAGCGGACGATGCTGATCGTCCGTCTCTGGCCACGGCGGCCGGCCCTCACCCGTTGGCCACATCTCCCACGTGAGGTCACACGCGACCCACGCGGATCCATCTTTGCGTAGCTCGACGACGGTACCGGTGACGTTCTTGAACCAGGCGGTCGTGAACCGGACGCGATCCTTCAGCTTGAATGGATTCGCCATCAGGCGATCAGGGATCGTCGGGGTATGTCGCGCGCAACGCATGCGCCTTCGCGATGACGCGGTCCGGATGAAAAAACCGTCTCGGATCACCGTCCGCACCTTCGAGAACTACGCCTTCATACGGCTCGACGGCCAACACGCGCAGCAACGATTCGGAGTACTCCCGAATCCGCTCGTCGTCCTCGGCGTCGCGCGCCAGACCCTCCGCGCGCAGCCGATCGGCATAGATCCGGAAGAAGTCGGTCACCATGTCGTACCGCATGGCATGATGCATGAACGCGCGATCGGGTAGCCGCTGTTCCTTACATCGCCGAGTGAGCCACCCGATGATGTACATGTAGAGGGAACCGTCACTGCCTTCGTCGTCTCGCCTAATGGCAAATGCGGACGCTTCCTGGATCATCGCGAGCAGATCTTCGTATGTCCAAGGGACGGTCCCGCGAGTCATTGCGTCCCAGTTCCGTTGGATCTCGGCCCGATCCTCGTCGCTGAGATCGATCTCTTCCTCGTCGTCGCGGCGATCGCCTTGCTCAGACATCGACGACCACCCCGCAGTGGAAACAGATCTTCACGACGGATCCGGTGTCGTCACGGCGCCGGAGCGTGGCGAGGTGCTGGCACGGAACGATCGTGCCGCCCTCGGAGAGAATCTGGTGGACGAGACTCTCATCACCTACGCCGTGGGCGTGGACCATCGGTCGACGATCGGCGTCGTCGAGTTCCTGCGGGCGCTGTAGCATTGCTATCCTGGCGTGGACCCGAGGAAGGTACAATTCGCGCGAACCGGACGCGATCCTTCAGTTGAACGGCTCGGTGAACATCATGGAAACGCGTCTTCCTTCTCGATCTCCTTTAGGTCGGCGCGATCCGCGGCAAAGGACTCGGCCGTGATCAGCGAGATGCCTTCGATCTG